TAATACATCTGCTGGAAGCGGTTGCATACCTTCTAATTCACGAACTTCATCAACTGTCATAAATCGCTTATCAAGTGCCAGTCCATAAGCCTGGAATCTTATCAACTGATTTGGACGTAGGAACTCAGTTAAATTAAACTTAGCTTTCTGTCCTCTAGGTAATAGATCTGTTAAGGCTTGTTCTATACGAACGATGTACTGTTGTAGTCCATCTTCATATAATTTGTTTCTATCTTCGTTACCATTTGTGTAAGTCATTCCCTGACCTTCAATTGATAATCCTAGATAGATTGATGGAACACCAAACATATTGCTAATTTGTCTAGCAATAAACTTCTGATTTTCCAAAAATTGTGCTTCTTCTGGATTTAATGAGATTGTTTCATATCCCAAACCAGATGATAATACTGCTACAGATCTTTCTTGTTGTGATTCAACGAATGCCTTCTTATTTGCCTTAGCAACATCTTCTGATAAGAATTCTGTTGTTGACAATATACCAGTAGGAATTCCCGCAACTCTAAACCAGTTATCTGCATAATGCTGTAGGTCTAATGCTGCTGTTATGATCTGTGCATGTCTTTGTATTGGTCCCTCCCCAAGATATTCATATACCCCAGGCTTTGACCAAAGTTTAATATGTACCATATCAGTCGCAGGAATACTCATTCCATTGATTGAATACATCTTATTACCATAGTCATCAACTATGATTGATACCGTATTAGGATGTAAAACTTTTACATTAGAGATGCCTCTTGCACCTCTTGTTACTTTCCAAAATGCATTACCGAATAATGCCATATGTACTATTGTTGTGCCAATAAATTCTGGTTGAGAAACGTTGTTTTCAATATCTGGAGTTTCTAACCACATAGGTGCACTGATTTTTTCATCAGCTCTGAAAACTTCAACAGGAATCTGCATTGCTGCAGTCTCCAATACTGAAATAGATCTACTTACTGGAACAAGTGATAGTGCGGTTTTTTCATTAACAACTATAGTGTTACTACGACTTGGTGGAGTTAATGCTGCACGACCATCGGTATTAGGTACATATTTTTCTGGCTTATAATCATTATTGGTCGTATTTATTCCTAAGAATCTATCAATAAGTCCCATATCTTCTCCTAAAATACCATTTGTGTTGGCTTCTTTTGTGTTTCAACATACCAAATTGCTAACACTGTTGCAATTGCAGCATCTATATCAGTTCCTGAATCTTTTCTAGTAATTTTCCAAGATTCCCCAATATTTTTGCGTACTGCCCTTTGCATCTGTAAAGACACAATTTCATCACGAGGATGAGCAAGTTTCTTTAACATTATTCTACTATATGCGTTATTTGACGCATTAATTAAATCTTTATTTGATGTAGTTTGCACCCTAAATCCACGTTGTTTTAGGGCAGCAGCTAAATCAGATAGGACATAGTTATCCATAACAAATACTTGACCATACTTTTGTAATTTTACACATGCTGCCAATAATTCGTCTACATTAGTTTTATTAAATGAAGCTACTAGTTCTGTTGCTATTATTCCATTTTCCTGCTCTTCCGCAGCAACTATAGAAGCATAATCCCATCCAGGAGTTCTATCAATAGCAAATACTTTTGGATTTATCACCTTGCCATGAGGCAATGTTTGCCATGTTCCAACAGGTAGCCATGCATTCATGGAACTTACAAACTGATTAAGTCTATATCTTCTAGCTTCAACTTCAGGCATAGTAGCTAATTCGTTCTTAACTGCTGACCAATCTAGGATTCCTGAAGCTAATTGTGGATTAGCTCTTCTAACAGCTATTTCATCATTTATCTCACATCCCGCTGGAGCTTCCCAGCAGAAGAATCCAAATCTTTCTAGATTCTCTTCCCCGTCAATAGCCTTGGCCCCACGATCATAGAGGTTCTTCAATAGATCTGAAGTGTCATCCCCCGCAGTTGTAATACCAATAATTGTTCCGTCTGGACGAGTTGCTGATCCAAGTGCCATAGCTGTCCACATATCTTCATTAGCTACGTGAAGCTCATCAAATACAACTAGTGAAGGATGCAGACCTTGAGCAGTGCTTGCTTTTGCAGCAATAACCTTATAAACTCCCGTCCCATCTGCAGTCCATAGACCACGATGTTCAGTACTTCTACTAAATAATGTCTTCAATAATTCACTATTATTTACCTGATGTAATAGCCTTCTATACACGATTTTAGCCTGATCAACTGAAGCAGCAACGCTTATAACTTCAGGTGCAGGCTCATGTAGAAGCATTCCATATAGGGCAAATAGAGCTCCTATGAGACTCTTTCCATTCTTTCTAGGCATAGATATACATACCTGTTTATAACGTAATCTACCTTCTAATGGGTGTCCCGCAGGATATCTCTCTAATACATGGCGTATAAGCCACTTCTGCCAATCAGTCAATCTAAGGACTGCATCATGCTTTTCAGGAAGATGCCAAATTGCCTCTGCTATATTAATGAGCTTATCCCCATCTGAAACAAAGTCTTCAGATAGAGGCTCAGTATAGTGTGTTGGCATCCAATCCATTACTTATGATCTCCTGATGCTATTGCAGCAAGCATTTCTGCTGGAGTCATCTTATCGTCCTGCTGTCTATTATTTAATAGCCCCAAATTGGATAATAGTCCTATAAGGATAGGAGCTAACTGATGCCTTCTATTAGGCATTTCATCCATAGTCTTAGCCAATTGGACTGCTATAGCTGCAGAGGCTATATCTGCTTCATCTAGCCATGTAGCAGTCTTTATAGATAATATAACCATCTGTTCAACATTATCTGGTGATATATCCAGTGGTTGATTATCTCCTTTAATTAATCTATTTTGTCGTGGGCCCTGCCCACCATGTAATCCAGTTCTTGCCATATTTTTACTTTTTCTCCATTGTTATTATTGAATCAAAGGGGGCGGGGTTTTCATAACGATATAAAAAAAACCTATTATTCATTATATGCATCATATAAGGCATATCAGATATATTGCCCTTATATTGCTTAGGTGCATATTCACACATATGATCAATATGTCTCATATTGTGAGATATATATGATCTCATATTGTGAGAATACTTTTTATTTGTTATATTTAAATGTTTTGAGGGGGCGGGATAGTATAAGTTAGACCCTACCATGTTATCCATTATCCTCATATGTACCCTTATCCTTCTTATTAGGCTTTATGCCTAGTTCTTTCATCTTCTTCTTATATGCTTTATATCCAACAGCAGGTCTTTCTCTTCTTATCCCGTGCTTATTTGTATCTATGATGAACTTTGTTTTATTTGTCATTTATATCTCATATTCCAATAGGGGAGTCTTACTCTATCCCTATCTTGTCTAGTGCTATTGCATTTATGACATGCTGGTAATAGGTTAGATAGTTCATCTCCCCCGCCTTTTGATATTGGAACTATGTGATCTGCTGTAGTAGCAGGACCATTGCAATAGTGGCAAATGTAATTATTTGCTTCTAGAACAATCTTTCTGTTCTTCTTATATTCTGCTGATGAATAACTCATTCAACTATCCAGCCTATTTCTACCCAATCTCCGTCTGGTCTATCTCCGATGAAGATTCTTTGTTTTTCTTTTTGCCACCAGACTGTCTTATGATGCTTTCCGTCCTGGCCCATACTAGGGGATAATCGTCCCACTTCCATAGTACTTCTCCTATATTGATCAGATCTAGAAGGCAAACTGCGTCTAACCTTCCAAATTCTGGATGTTCGTAATATCCAGGTCTAGAGCATCTAATGCATGGTTGTGGACGGGATGTAGATTTGAAATAGGATAAATAGTACTTAGGATCATTTCTTTGACTCATATTTTTCTATATATTTCATAAATTTTTCATATTGAGGATGAGTAGTTCTTAATCCTTCTCTTTCAAGTATTCCTAGTGTTCTATTGCATGAAGAGCATAATACTCCTCTTACACATTTCCCGCAGATTTTATAAGATCTATTACAACATTTATGATCATGATCTATTGATAGATTCTCATCAATTCCACATACATTGCATCCAGCTTTTGCTAGTTTTAACAATTTAGCCAGAGTAATGCCATAGTTATATTTTACCTTAACTGGGTTATTTATATATGTGTGGAAGTTATTTCTAGGCTTTGAACCTTTTCTCTTGCGTTCATAGTGCTTTTTGCACATCCCGCCAGCATAGTGCTGCCATGGACATTTGTTTACAGAACATCTAGACTTTTGTTTTATTCTTTGGTGGGATTTCTTGGTATTTAAATTTCTACAGATCTTACAATAGTAATCATGTTTATCCTTGATTACATAGAATTTATCTAATTTTAGCCGTTTGTTGCAGCTTTTACATGTTTTCATTTTGCCTCATATCCATTACTTACTGTAGTAATATATAAATTATAGCACTTAAGCTTTAAAACGCAAACTAGGACCTTTTTTCTTAGGTTCTTTCTTTGGTAATTCTATATCCAACTGTGGATCTTCAGGCCAACACCATCTTGGATTTTGTTTTATTTGTCTAGCAGCAAATTCATCTAGAAATGCATCAATCTTTTTATCTAATTCTTCCTGTGACCATGTTATAACTTCATCCATAGAGTATTGTTTCCAAAAGGTTCTAGTGAAATGATATTGTTTTCCATGTTCCCCGCCTCTTTCTTCTTTTTTCTTGATTTTATATGGTTTACGTTTTCTACCTATATCAGCTCTCATCTTTTGCCCTTGGATTTGTTCCTTTAGCTCTAGGATTAGTTCCTAATGCTCTTGTTGATATTCTTGGTTTTCTTCTATATGTATCTATTCTAGTTCCAGTAAATGTAGGTTCAACATATCTAATTTCAACTGGAAATATTTGTTTTTCCATTTTTGGTTTACCTAATGAAACTTTTCTATTCTTATTTGAAGCAATAAATGCTGCTCTAGCTCTTCTAGCCATTTTCCAACCTTTTCTCTTATATATAATTTATATATTGCTATGTTTTTACCTGGATTCTCCAGATTCTGAATAGAAACCCTAACCCATATAATGTATAAAAATTATATAAGTTAAGCTATTCAGATTGAAGAATTTCTCCGTCATCTGCTCTAGATACTAACCCTTGATGTAATCTCCGAACTCTCTAGAGAATAAGATTATAGCACATGGTGATTTATAAAGGCAAATAGATTTGATGAATTGTTTAAAGCGATTTTAAGGCCTTTTAAATGACTGACCTATATCTTATATCCAAAACTGTCTAAAAGTGGCTTAAAACGGCCTTTAAAGGCTTATTTAGGGCATTAAAGAAGGGTAGCAATGACTGGATATAACCAATTGGCAACAGTAAGATCATTACTACCCTTCAAGGGTTACTGCAAGAAAAGGGTGGTTAAACCTGCAGTAATAATATTATAACATAAAGCTAATTAACGTGTAAATTCAGCTTTTAGATACATAAAGTCTACAAGTGCAGCTCTTGAAGTCGTTTGACCAGTTAGTTTATAAATACCACAAACTATATTTGTTGAAGTTACACCAGTATTAGTAGTTCCAGTATTTGTAGCAATCTGTACACCATCAATATAATAATTTGTTACCCAGTTTGATCCACTTAATGTTTGTTCAACTTTTAGTTTGTACCATTGACCAGCATTTACAGTTACTTGATTTGTAATTGTTGGAAATCCATTATTTGTAGTGCTTGAAATATTCTTTTTAGCTTGCCAGTATGTTTGTGCAGTATATCCAGATGCTGATAATACAGCTGTAGGGCTATTATAATAAATAATTTGATTTGAAAATACGTTATCATTTGCTCCTGTTGCAGATCCTGTTAAACCAAATACAAATATAAAATCATTACCACTATCAGTTAATACTGGTATATAAACTTTAGCTTCAGCTGTAATCTTATTTGAAAATTGCATTCCTGGATGCCATTGATACCAATGGGCCATTCCATTTGAGTTTGTTGCTCCAGTTTGTATTTTTGCAACTCCTAAACAATTAGTATTCGATGTACTTGAATCATTATAAGAAAATGATCCACCACCAGTTGAATATGTTGTAAGCCATCTGCTTGGAAGTACACCCATTAAGAAATCTTCTAATATTTCTCCGCCATATGCTTTATCAAGTCCCGCTCCTGCTGGGCCTGTAGGTCCAGTAGCACCTGTTGCTCCTGTAGCACCAGTATCACCCTTAGTACCTTGTGGTCCAGTAGCCCCTGTAGCACCAGTAGCTCCTGTAGGACCTGTAGGACCTTCAACTCCTTGAATACCTTGAATTCCTTGTGGACCTGTTTCACCTTGTATTCCTTGAATACCTTGTTCACCCTGGATTCCTTGTGGTCCTTGTGGACCAGTATCTCCAGTTAATCCTTGTGGACCTTGTGCACCAGTTGCACCTGTTGCCCCTGTAGCTCCTCTTGCACCAACTATTTGAACTGTCCAGTTTGAATCTTGTGATGATCCACCGATGGTTACGTTACCTCTTGTAAAATACCATGTTGGAACTGCTGGTTCATACCAAATAATTCCAAATAATCTTGCATTTGTGTCATACCAATCATTTGGAACTAATACAACTGTAGTTCCATCAGCCCAATTTCCTGGATTTGTCCAACCAGTTAATTCTACATCTGAATTTTGAGATACTGTGTCTGTATCAATATAAAGACTTAGCGGAGCAGAAACTAACGCATCTGCCCCCGCATCGCCTTGTACACCCTGTGGGCCTTGAGGGCCTTGAGGACCTGTCTCCCCCTGAATACCTTGAGGGCCAGTTTCTCCTTGGATTCCTTGCGGACCTGTCTCTCCTTGGATTCCCTGTGGACCTTGTGATCCAGTTTCCCCCTGGATACCCTGGGGACCTTGTTCGCCCTGTACACCTTGAATTCCTTGTGGTCCTTGTGGACCAACTTCGCCTTGTGGACCTTGTGGTCCAGTCTCTCCTTGAATACCAACAGCACCATCAAGATTTATTTCCCATGATGTATGTGTTCCATTTCCAGTATGAGTTGTAACATCTATATCTAATTCACCAGTGATTGCATTAAAAGATATAACACTACCATGCATATGGTTAACACCAGATGCTGCTACAACTGATTGACCAACTGTATAATCAACAGTTAAATCATTAAGTGTAAATGACTTTGTTCCATTGCTAACTGTGTTAGATGTATTTGATGTTGTGTGATATCTATCACCGTCTAAACCATTAGTTCCCGCATCGCCTTGTGGTCCCTGCGGTCCTGTTTCTCCCTGCACACCTTGTATTCCTTGTGGTCCTTGTGGACCAGTAGCCCCTGCAGGGCCTGTAGCACCAGTAGGGCCTTGTTCTCCGTGTTCACCTTGTATACCTTGAGGACCCTGTGGCCCTGTTTCACCTTGTGGGCCAACCTCTCCCTGTATGCCCTGAATGCCTTGAATACCTTGAATTCCTTGTGCTCCTGTAGCACCTGCTGGACCAGTTAAACCTGCTGGACCTACTTCACCTTGAATACCTTGTGGTCCCGCTTCACCTTGTATGCCTTGTGCACCAGTATTTCCAATAGGACCCTGTGGTCCAACTTCACCCTGATCACCTTTAATACCTTGGATACCCTGGATACCCTGTGGCCCTGTATTTCCTTGAGCTCCTTGTTCTCCTTGAATACCCTGAATACCTTGCGGACCTTGCGGTCCTGTTTCTCCTTGAGGTCCTGTAGCACCTGGCTCACCCTGTGGGCCTTGAACTAATGTTGTTTCAATATTTGAAAGATAAAGTTTTAATTCGTCTTGTGAAACTACTTCTAAATTAATCATCGTGTTACATCCTCATCAAGGAAAATAGAACCAGCTAAAAGCGTAGTTATTTTTCCAGTTGTATTATTTGTTGCTTGAACGTCAAAATATGACATTGTTGGAAGATCTAATGTTGGCAAAGATATGTTAATTATGTTCTCTGTTACTTCAATTGTTAAATTATCTATAACATTTGCATCTGTTGGATATTCTCGTATTGCACCTTCTAAAACATAATCAGTAAGATCAAATTGATCTCCATTATCATCTAGAGCAGCAACTGTTAAATTTGTGCTGTCTCCTCTATAAACACGCCACTCAAACTTAGGTGGCTGGTTGTTAACTATATTTGCCATAGTTCCTCCTTATAATACCTTTATTGTAGAATATATGTATTATGACACCAGAGTTAATTGCAGCCTTAACATCAGCCGTAGTGGCTATTTTAGGGGCTTTTTTTGGCTTTTCTAAGTGGGTGATAAATAAATTTCTACATGAACTAAAGCCAAATGGTGGCTCTAGTATGAAGGATCAAGTAAATAGACTTGAAAAGCGGGTTGATGATATATATCACATCCTAGCCGAAAGGGACAAATGAAAAATATATACTACAAAGGTAAGTTAATACCTGCTAAGGATTGGAATTTTGAAACCCGCCGTCCTAAAGTTAAGGCAGAAAAAGTCAAGAAGACTGTTGAAGAACCAGTAGTTGAAGAAAAAGAAATCCCCCTAGAGGCGGATCTAGAGGGATAACCTTTGTCTACGAGGCATTGTAGACAAAATTAATAAGCGTTGGTTTCAGTTGATATAACCATATAATCATCATCAGTTCCAGCGTAATTTCCATTTTCAACTGTTACATATTGTGTTATTACTGCAAATGCCCATGCTTCTTTAGTTCCCGCAGCACCAAGATTTGATATGTTTATTTGTTCATGAACATATGGAGTTTGACTTGCTAATTCTTTATCATCAACAAACCAAAATTTTGCATAATCTGGACCATAATTCACTCCATCTGTTTTAATTAAATCAAGAAATGCCATATTATTCATCATTGATTCTTTAATTGAAAAGGAATTTTTTGTGTAATATGAATTATCAAATGGATCATTAAATTGATATATTTCACATACAGCACCCTTTAATGTTTGATCAGTTATTTTAACTATTACATTTGTTAATGGTGTGTCTGAATCGTTATAAATAGCTATAATTCTTTTTGCCAGTGTAGTATTATTTTTAAAATACATAACATCAAATTCATTTAATGGTTTTGGAAATCCTTTATATGTTTGATCATATATCTCAAGATAAACAGTGTTATCTTCTACATTCCATTGTGGATCAAAACCATATTTTAATTCAGGAACTATAGGACCAAAATAATCTGCTAGATGCCCGCCCTCATCTGATACAGACCAATAAGAACATCCGACCGTATCTTTTGGAACAAGTCCAGTTGTATCTACTTTGTTTTGAGTAACATTTTCAAACCATGAACCAGTACCGCTTGGAATTGGAACGGGAAATCCAACAAAATATTCAGCAGCATTAGGATCTACTGTATCTATTGCATGTCCACTTTCATCCCAAGTTACATGACCAATATTTGTAATTGAATTCATAAATTGATTATTCTCAATTTGTCCATTTCTAGTTAAGCTTATTCCGTATAACTTCATGATAGTACTGTTGTTGTCTCCGTCCATTGTATAGATATTGAAAAATATGTGCTTGCAGAAGTTACAGCTCCATAACTTGAGGCTGCAGTATCTTGTGCATTAACAATCAGTGGATACGCTGGAGATGTAAAACACATACTTCTTAAAGTACTGTTTAGATTAATAGAGTAATAGCTACCATTAGTTTGGCTGCCCGCATATTGTGTACTTTTATTTACACTTCCACTTGAAATAGATGATGGGGCACTTGTTAGAGATCCAGCATAATATCCAAGATAAACAGGTTTAGATGAATTTCCTACCCCAGTTGCTAGTCCATAATTAAATGTAACTCCAGTTATTGTATATGGTCTATTTCCAGAAACTGCATTACAAGCTGATGACAATGCTGAATCTGATACATATACTAATGAAACTTGGCTACCTGTTGTTGATGTTGAAGAATATTTACCAAAATATAAAGATTCTGGATTTATAGTTCTCTTTGAATTTGGTGTATTTGGGCTAACAGCACCTTCTGCTGATGTTCCATAATATGTAGATTGCCATGTTGGAGACCAAACATAGGCTGTCCCCGTTTTTGTTTGAGTGGTAACAGTGCTTATATAAGCTCTATATTTAACATAGTTTATAGATGATCCACGTAATACTGTGCTTCCAGATGCTGTTCCTTGGCTTTGTACAGTTCCCACCTGTGCTGCATTTGATGTAGGTGTTTCTGTTACAGTTCCAACATTTAATCCCGCATTTGTTAATGCTGTGTTAGCATCTGTATAAGTCATTCCAACTATATTTGGAACAGTTGTATTAGGATTTAATGCATAAGTAACATAATTAATAGATGTTCCTAGATTTTGCGTACTACCAGATGCAGGTGACTGTGAATAAATAGTTCCAACTAATGACTGATTAGATGTATAAGTAGTTGAAGTTTGATATCCAATTGATAAACCAACTGCAGATAATGTACCAGCTGCTACGGATGGTGTCTGTCCAACTATATTTGGAACAGTTGCAGTTTTAGGAGCTACATATAAGCTATAGTTAACAGATGAATTAACTGGTTGTGTTGTACCTGCATTAGGCGTTTGTGCTGCAATTTTATTCTGCAGAGTTGTATTTGTAGTTTCAACTTCAGCATATTGATATCCTAATATAAGTTCAGCAGTTGTAAGCATGCTAGTAGCATTAGCTAAAGTTTGACCAACTATATTTGGAACTGTAGTTGTTGTATTAGGAATATAGACTACATAGTTAACTGTAGAATCAACTGGTCTTGTTGTTCCCGCCCCATATTGTTGTGAAGCAATTGTTCCTTCAAGAGATACGTTTACAGTTTCTAAAGTTGTTTCTGTTCCAGGCCATAACTCTGCAGCCTGCAACAATGCAGATGCCTGTGATGGAGTTTTTCCAACAATATTAGGAACAGTTGTATTTGTATTTGGAACGTAAACACGATAGTTTACTGTTGTTCCAGTTTGCAATTGTTGTCCAGCATTATATTGCTGTGATTCTACTTTACCTTCTAGAGCTTTATTTGTTGTTTCAATTGTTGTTCTTGTACCAAGATCAAGATTTACTGCTGACAATAAAGAATAAACTGAATATTCATCTTGACCAACTAAATTAGGCATGGTTGCATATGGTTTTTGTTTATAATAATCAAATGTAACTAGGGTTCCAACATCCACTGTTGTACCAGCAGTTGGATATTGAACATCTGGAACCACTTTACCAATTAATGTTACGTCATATGTTTCAATGTAATCTTGTGCTCCAACTACTAATCCTAGACTTGTAATTGCTGTTTCAGCTTCAGTCTTTAGCTTCCCGTTCAATTGTGGAACAACTGCTGTTGGTGTCTTATAACTATATATAACAAAATTAATAAATGTATTGGCTGGATATTTCATCAATGGTTGTGGGAACTGTGATGATACCTTACCATCTAGTCCTATATTTGTAGTTGTTATATATGTTATATCTCCAATATTGAAATGTGTTTGTATAGCAGTAATTGCTGCTGCTTGTGTTAAACCTACAATGTTTGGAATATCATAAACAGGTTCTGGAATATTTGGAGGAGTTCTTCCTGCAACATTCCATTTAACTGTTATTAATGTATCTTTATCTGTAAATCGTTTAGGAAGCCATTCTTGCGTGGCTGATCGTACTTTGGACTTGTTGTTTCTATCCCAACCTGAATTGGTATAGTATTTAACCCCATCAAGGTTTTTCCAATCTGATCCATCCCAAACTTTTAACATATTAAACCCAGCGAAGTGCTGCTACTTCAATCCATGGTTGGCTTAAAATAGCTGTTCCTGAGCCCTCCTTCTTTGCTTGTGGTGTGAACAATGTTGTTCCAGCGTTTACAACTGTAACAAATGAATTTCTAATTGAAACCTTTTGGGTTCCTATTGACTGTGCATAGTCAAAATATGATGGTGCTCTTGTTGTATCTCCAGATGTATCTACAACCATTGTAGAACCAGTAGTTGCATCTGATCCATATGCTGATACAGTTCCATAAGAAACTTGAGCGAGGAATGGTTCTGTAGATGTAACACTAACTGCAGTTACATTTGATAAAGCAGCGAATGTGCCAGAGTTAATTGTCTCTTGTCCATTGTAACCACTCTTCTGTGTATTTGGAAATACAGCGTCTGTATCATACCAAATTTGACCAACTTGTGGGGCTGTTGGAGCTGATGCACCAATTTGTGCAAGTCCTCCAACTTGTCCCCATGATGAATCTAATTTACGAACATAAAAAGCTCCATCATTTTCTACATATGCAGCATTAACTCCTGCATCTAAAGCTGCTAATTCTGAATAAGCACTTACTTGGATAACTCCATTATTTTGGAGGTCAAGTAGGTTATTAGCTGTTAAAATTTCATCATTAGCAAAAGCCATATATCTTATTGTCATATAAATCTACTCCTTGGAAACAATATATATTTTACCCTCCATGTATCTTGCTCAGCTAGAAATTCCATTTGAATTCCTATAACTGTTAATTCTCTTGTAAATCCAAGAGTTTCAGTTTGATATTCAATGGATACAGAATCTAATATATCTACGCCAGCAGCGTTTGTAATATCATTCTTTGCATTCCATTCTATTTCTTTAATAAGCGTAGAAGGGTTCCTCCACTTATTAATAATCTTAGTTGCCCATTGTGTTAATTCTGTTTCTCCCCCACCCAAATAGAAATTTGTTTCTACATTAAGTGCGTGAGTTGCATGTTTATTAATTGAAGCAGCATCTCTATATGGACCTTTTGGTTTTGTTTCTAATACTGTTGTAGTTACCCATTGTCCATAATTATCACCAATTACTTCTTGATCATAAACTTGTGTTTGATATCCATATGTATTTGCAACTTGTACTTCATTTATAATTGAAGCGGTATTATAATCAACTGCAATATTCTTAAATCCATAATTAACTGCTGTTGGATCAATATTGCTAAAATGCATAATTGGAGATGCCTCTGGAATCTCTTCCGATGCATAACAGTTTAATTCATTATTCTTATCAAAATAAATAAATCCACCTTCAGTATTTGAGGCTAATGTCAATGCCTCCCAAATGGTCTTATTTTCGTCCCAGAAGCCATGAGTTGTACTTCCCCCATAAATATTACGTATAAGCTGTTTTGGGCCCGCAGATTCGGTTCTACCGCCATTTGAGAGTATCTCAGAGATACGTTCATCCCAATTGTGTCTTGCAGATGTAGAAATGCCTGATAGTTTAGTCATAGTTGACTGCAACTCTCCAACAGGATCCATAACATCAAAACTAATTAATGGTTTTAATTGATCAGATCTATAATCAATATAAATATTATCTACACGTCCTTGAAATATTGTTACTGGGTTTCCGTTATTCTTGTATATTAATCTTACTTTAGATCTTGGTTGTAAATATAAATTATGTGTTGGATCTAATGCTTGGTTGGTTGAAATAATATGAAGAGAACCAACATTAACAACTGGAAGTGGATATGCTCCTGTATATGTATCTACACCTCTACGTAAATACATGGATAAAACTCCAGGCATGATTGATTGCCATTCATATTGTGTATCATCATTTAAATCAGCATCAGATGCTAAATAAGCTTGGTTTATAGCAGATTGACCAATTATAAATACTCCGTCAATCTTTGTTCTTATTTGTAAGTCTATTTCGTCAAATATTTTCATCGTCTACCATTAACACCTTGATATTTATCTAAAGCCGCTGATACAACTCTTCCAAGTTCATACGGATCAGTTCCAATACCTGCATTAATGGTAACGTTTACTGGTGATCCGCCTGCACCTGCTAAGTTAAATGATGGGCTGGCTATTCTTGCACTCATAGTATTCATACTTGAAACTGCTAAATTCTGTGCATTGGTTATACCATTTGATAAACCTTGGACTATATTTTTACCATATCCAGCAAACAACTTAGATGGGGAACCAATCTTAAAGAAATTCTTAAATGTATTTACTAAGTTTGTTCCAATTGATTTAACTGCATTTATAGGAGCCATAGCGTTAGCCATAATTCCATTTACTATACCTGAAATAATATCTTTACCAATATTAAGCATTTGTGGAACTAGATTGCCAAACCAACTTTTAATATTATCTATTATATTACCTACTCCAGATCTTAGAGCACTTATACCAGATGATATTGCTGCTCCCGCATTTTTAAATGCTGCAGTTACTGCATCCCAATTCTTTATAAGTAATATTATGCCTGCTATTACAGCTGCTA